AACAGATTGAATGTTAGAAGATTGTTGTTACAAGCACGTAAGTTGATTTCAGCTGTAGCGGTTAGACTTCTTTTTGAACAAAACGATCAAATAGTAAGACAACAGTTCTTGGATAGTGTTAACCCAATTCTTGATTCAATCAGAAGGGATAGAGGTTTGTATGATTTCAGAGTAACAGTTTCATCTTCAGTGGAGGATTTGGATAGAAATACACTGAATGGTAGAATTTACTTGAAACCAACGAAAGCTCTTGAGTTCATAGAAATAGAATTCTTTATCACTCCAACAGGAGCTTCGTTCGAAAACATATAAGTTCAATCGGACAAAAAAACAAACCCCTCCAGTGTGAGGGGTTTTTAATTTTTTTTAAAATATGAATAAAATACCGTAATTTTGTATAAATAAAAAATAAGATTAACTTAAATATTTATATGTTATGGTCAGACTAATAAGAGAAGGGTTTAAAGACGAGACAACTCCAAGTATGAAGTATTATGCTTTTGACTGGGATGATAACATCGTAAAAATGCCAACCAAAATAATACTTAAGGATGACCAAGGAGATGAAGTAGGAATGGGTACTGAGGATTTTGCTAAGTTTAGGGAGGTTATTGGTAAAGAAGATTTTGGGTATGAAGGTCACACTATAGTGGGTTATGCGACAGATCCATTTAGAAATTTCAGAGAAATGGGTGACAAACAATTTCTTTTAGATGCTATGAAGGCAATTCCTGGACCAGCTTTCGATGACTTCAGAGAAGCGATAAATAATGGGTCGATTTTTTCCATAATCACAGCAAGGGGTCATAACCCAAATATTCTTAAACAAGCGGTTTATAATTACATAGTTTCGGGATTCAACGGGATTGACAAAAAAGAGTTGATTAAAAACTTGAAAAAATACAGGTCGTTTGTGGGTGAAGATGAGATGTCGGATAATGAATTAATTAAATCGTATTTGGAACTTAACAAATACCACCCCGTGTCTTTCGGAGATGAAAAGGGTGCGAAAAATCCAGAGCAAGCAAAGGTAATGGCTATGGATGATTTTGTTTCATATATAAAAGGAATGGCAGCACTACTTAATAAAAGAGCTTATTTAAAGAAAGATATAGGTAATAAATTTATACCAGCTAAGCCAATTATAGGATTTTCAGATGATGATCCTAAGAATGTAGAGGTAATGAAAAAACATTTTAAAGATAAACCAGATAATCTAGTTAGAACTTTTTATACTGGTTCTGGTTCTAAGAAAGAAATATAAAAACAAAAAACAAAGTCAATAGAAAAATTTTTCAAACCCCTATATTTATAACAATAAACGAAGTGTAAAAAAAAAACAATATGGCTGATTTATTAATGAAAATGCCCCTCCCGTATGAACCTAAACGTCAAAATAGATTTATTTTGAGGTTTCCTTCACCTTTGGGAATTAATGAGTGGTTTGTAGAATCAACAGCTCGTCCTCACATAACAATTAACCCTGTAGAAATACCATTCTTGAATACCTCAACCTATGTTGCTGGTAGATTCTTATGGCAGACTATTCCAGCGGTGTTCAGGGACCCAATTGGTCCTTCTGCATCACAAGCTTTAATGGAGTGGGTTCGTCTTTGTGCTGAGTCTGTAACAGGTCGTATGGGATATGCTGCAGGTTATAAGAGAGACGTTGACTTGGAGATGTTGGACCCAACAGGGGTTGTTGTGGAAAAATGGATTCTTTATGGAACATTCTTGAGTGATGTTAACTTTAATAGTTTGGCTTACAATACAGATGGACTTGCAACTATTTCGACAACACTTCGTATGGATCGTTGCGTTCTTATTTACTAATAGACTTTATAAAAAATCAATACTTTTTATATTTAACCCTAAAGGAGTACCCTTTAGGGTTTTTTAATTATGGAAGATCAATCAAGAGAATACGGTCAAATGAATATAACACTACCACACGATGTGGTACCACTTCCTTCAGGTGGTTTATTTTATAAAAACAAGAAGAAGTCTGTTAAAGTAGGTTATCTAACAGCAGCAGATGAAAACATATTGATGGCTGGAGGACAAGACATCGCATTAACCCTTCTAAGGTCAAAAATATTTGAACCTGACTTGAGACCAGAGGATATGTTGGAGGGAGACGTAGAATCTATTTTAATTTTCTTGAGAAACACATCTTTTGGTCCTGATTTGGATCTTACCGTTACAGACCCTTTAACCAAAAAACAATTCAAAGTGAGTGTAAGATTAGACGAACTTCCAATTATAAGAGGGGTTGAACCTGATTCAGAGGGATTAATGACTACTACCTTACCAAAAAGTGGGTATACTGTAAAATTAAAACCTTTAACATACGGAGAGATCAGTGAAATTGGAAAAGTAATTGATTCCTATCCTGTAGGTAGGGTTGCTCCAAGGGCAACTTTGAGACTACAAAAACAAATAGTTGAACTTAATGGAAGTAGGGACAAAGGTATGATAGTAACAGAAATTGAAAAACTACCTATATTGGATTCTAAATACATTAAGAAATTCATGGAAGAAAACGAGCCCAGACTTGATCTATTAAAAGCAGTTACCGCCCCATCAGGAGAAAGGCTTACAGTGAACGTAGGCTTCGGGGCTGACTTTTTTCGCCCTTTCTTCTAACTATAGACAAGGACAACTCAACGAATTTTATTATTTATCCACACTACTAAAAGTATCATGGAGAGATTTCATGGAAATGCCCATTTTTACTAGAAAATATCTATTGGACAAATGGATAGAAGAAAATCAAAAGAATTAAAATTGATCATAATCTATTTATAGTAAAACAATAGTATGGATCCGGAAGAAGAAAAAGAAGGTAAAATTGAAAAAGTCATACAGAAAGTAAAGGAATTGACTGCAGACCTCCTTGATCTAGATAAAGCTTTTTCGTCTGCTTTTCAGAACATGACAACTTTGTCTACTGACCTGAACAAAACATTTACTCAAGGAAGAGAAAGAATAACCGAAATGAATCTATCGGTTGCGCAAGCGATACCGGCCGTAGTTAGATTGGGGGGAGAAGCGGCAGATGCTGGAAATACATTAATGGAGGTTGCTGAAGCAACAAGAAGAAATGTTATTGCTTCAACAGAAGATGTGTCAAAACTATATTCTGCTTACAAACTCACAGGTGAAAGTGTTAAATATATAGTTGGACAATTTCAAGATGTCGGTGTTCAATTTTCTCAGGTAGGAAAACAATTGGAAACATCAATAAACTACGTTAGGTCAATAGGTGGTAATGCGGGTCAAGTAATGCAGGAAGTAACAAGATACATGGATGCCATGAATCGATATAATTTTTCCGAAGGTGTTTTAGGTTTAACTAAAATGGCAACGCAAGCATCTTTACTAAGATTCGATATGCAACAGACATTAACTCTCACGGATAAAGTTATGGACCCCGAAGGCGCGATTGAAATGGCATCCGCATTTCAAAGATTGGGAGTAATGGCTGGAGACCTTGTAGATCCATATCAATTGATGAATAAATCAATCAACGATCCTCAGGGTTTACAAGATTCTATTGTTAATATATCTAAACAATTTTCATACTTCGATGAAAAAACTAAAACATTTAGAATAAATCCACAAGGTATTTTAATGTTAAGGGAAATTGAAAAACAGACAGGATTAAGTGCTAGAGAAATGTCTAAATTAGCGGTAAATGCTGCTGATTTAGATCAGAAGTTGGGATCGCTTAGCCCAAGTATAGAATTCAAAAACCCTGAAGATAAAATGTATTTAGCGAATATTGCTAAAATGGGTGAAGGTGGGGAATATGAGGTAAAAATTAATGATAAAGAAACAAAGAAATTGGGTGAAATTACTCAGTCAGAACTTAATAAATTGATTGAGGAGCAAAAAAAGGGACCTAAATCTTTAGAGGACTTAACTCGAGATCAGTTGGATTTTACAAAATTACTTTTTTCTGATTTAAGGGCAGTAAGAGATAAAGTTGTTTATGGGATGACTTCAGCCGAGATAATAAGAAAAGAATTAGAAGGTATGAGACGAGCTTCGACCACTGCAACTGGTGTTCTATCAGAAAGCGTGGATCAACAGGCTATAACGGACGTAGTTGATCAGACTATAAAATCGTTTGAGGGTACGGTTAATGATATATTATCAGGAAACTTCGAGGGTAATATTGAGAAAGTTCTTGGGGACGTAGGTAAATTTTTAGAAAAAAATTATCAAAGTTTGGGGGACTGGCAAGTAAAAACATTACAAGAAATAATTGGGAAGATGGGAAACACCACTTATTCAGAAAAGGGTTTATTAGAGTATATTTTGCAACCAATTCAGGACAATACAAAAAAAACAGCAAACGCTACTTCTGATAAAATAGATGGTAGTAAAAGTAAAACAAGCTCCATGTCAACAAAAAATGTTACTGACAATACAACAACTGTTGAAATCGGAGGAAATGGACAACCTATAGTTCTCAAGCTTGATGTCCCTCCAGGGATAACAAATGAACAATTCCAAAAATATATAGACTCTCAGAAGTTTTCTGACAAAGTGGTTGAGATGGTGATGAAGCACCTCAAAGATAAAGGAATGATTAAATAAAAAATTACCTTATACCTATTTATTATAAAACAATTTAATGGCCAATAGCCCTTTAGATTTTGCTTCAACAGAAAGTTTCAGAAAGAAACTTATGGCAAGAAACTTGGCTGCTTATGGTAAATCACCCAATAAGCCAGACCCCCCATTAAATTATGTTTATCGACAAACAGATAGTAGCGTTATTGATTCACCGGATGAATTAATAGACCAACCAATCTTTGCTAAGGAACTTTACGCAAAAAACCAATATGGTGCTGAAGGTGGGTATAAACAAGCACCAGACCCAACAGGATTATTAGGTAATAAATCAAATGAGGGTGAATATGGTTTTCAAGATGCGAACATATTAGATCAGGCATTACCGGCTTCCAAAGAGTGGAAACGTGAAAACGCTTACTCTAATGGAAATCAACTTCCAATAGATAGTGCCCCTTTTTTTGAGAGTAACAATATAATTCAAACTCAAGACGTAGACTTATATAATAACCAACCATATCCGACAACTTTCGTACCCTCAATATATCCTCCAGTATCTATTTTACTTAATAAAGACCCGAGAGGAAGTAATGGATTACTTTCTCAAGACTCATTTATTGCCAGAATAGGTGCTCAACAACTTAGAAAAGATTTTGAAAATAGAATTGCGAGTATAATTAGAAGGAACACCTTAGGAAGAATAAATTTTTTAAACGCTAGTAGTGGTACCGATGTTCTAAACATGGTTACAGGAATTGTACCATTAATTGAACCAAACTACCAAATCACAGCACCTGCCAACCCAGTAATTGCAGCAACAGATTTTGCTTTAAGATTGGCGGGATCATATATACCCGTGTCCCCAATACCGGGGTCCTATTTTGATCCAAGTATAAATCCAGGACAACCAACCACAATACAACAACTGACAAACGCCTTCAGAAGAAGTCAAATTGGAAATTTCTTTTCTACATTACTTGGAAGTCCCAAGACAGGATCACAACTTTTCCTAAATAACACAGGACAAGGACAAAAACAAAGGTTATTTGGTAATTTAAATTATAATAAGTTTAAGCCTGATTACGATAGAGGATTTCTTGATCGAGCTTCTGGTGCTATTGTAGGTGGTGTTTCAGATAACAGTAACTATTATATTGGTTCACGATCTTCAGAACCATCTAGAATTTTTTCCCCAGGTGGAGACATTCCTGTAGATCAATTTGGGAGGGAAAATCAATCACCTGTTTATGGACCTTCTGAGTTGGCTCAATTGTATGAGGGACCGTCAAGACAAGTACGTTTGGGTGCAAATGGACCTGCATATATTAACGGTGGTGGTATTGAAGGTGGATTTACTTGGGTATCACCTAAGTACAAAGACAATGCGGGTAAAAGAGTTGGAATTGGAGGAGAAGTAACAAACCAAGACGAAGACTTTAAACCTTCTTCTTATGACACAACACAATCTACTAACATAGAATTCAGAGGAGGATCTATATTAGATGATACACAAAGACTTATTAATAGCCAACCACAAGGTGGAAGAAGATTACAACACGTAGGAAATGCAATAGATCAGGTGAGTAAAGTTTTTAATGATGGATATAATGAATTAACAAAAGGGTCTAGAGTCATAAAATATGAAGGTGCCCCAGGACAAGAAGTAGGTACTGAGTATTGTAGAGTATTCAGTAAAGACGTGCCTTATCTTCAGTATAATGATTTACAAAAAAAACAAGGTATCACCACACAAAATAGAAAGATAACTTGGTCTGTTTTGGACAGCACCTATAACCTCAACATAGTTCCAAATAGTCAAGAAGGAGGACAAGACTCAACAAACTTGATTGGATCGGGGAATTTGGGAACGGCAAAAAAATACATGTTCTCAATCGAAAATTTAGCTTGGAGAACTTCAAACAAACCAGGGTTTACGGTGGCGGACCTACCAATTTGTGAGAAAGGACCAAACGGAGGGAGAGTTATGTGGTTTCCACCTTATGACCTAAAGTTCAACGAAAATAGTAGTGCATCATGGAGAGACACAAACTTTTTAGGAAGGCCTGAGCCTGTTTATACCTATAGCCATACAAATAGAACGGGCAGTCTTCAGTGGAAAATGATTGTTGACCATCCGTCAATTTTAAATGTAATTGTTGATAAAGTATTAGGTAACGAGTCAAATAAAGCCAGAATTGACAGTATTATAACTTCATTTATGGCTGGATGCAGAACTTACGACATATACGAGTTGGCAAAAAAATATTCAAATGTTTCGATTAATGATTTGATTGAAATCCAAAAGGCGTTGGATTATAGAGAGGTTACTAAAGAACAACTGACGTACATACAACAAACAACCACAACGGGTAATGATCAGACTCAAGGTCAAGACACAAATCAAGGTACGGTTGATGTAAAAAGTTTGGAAACAAAATTGAGTAACAAAGGTTTTTATTTTGATAATGACATACCTTCGAGCGGATCTATATCATATAGTAGTTTATATTCCATCTATACATCACCAACATCGAAAACTAATTATGAAAAAAGTGCATCAACACAAAACAAAGGCTTAGTCACAAAGTTTTTTCCTGATGTAATCGAGTATAATTATAATGATATAACTGCCAGTCTTACAGAACTTTACAACCTATTTGAAAACAAATCAATTCAAAGTGCAAACCTGTCCATGACAGCAACCGCTTCGCCACCAGCAACAAATGACTACAATAAAAAACTAGCTCAAAGAAGGTTTGAATCAGTCGTAAAATTCATAGAAGAGTTCCAACCAGCAGGAAAACAAAAAAAACTCAAAGATATTGCTGAAGGTAAGTTAACTTTTGATGGTAAACAGATTTTAGGTGAGGATAGTTCATCAATTACGACTATAAATGCGGGAGGGTTACCCTCAACACCATATAATTGTAAAAGTTCAAACTCCGATAGTAAGGCTACAGATAAAGAGATTGCAACACCGAGAGCTATGGCTTGCAGAAGAGTTTCAATCACTTCGGCTAAACTTACTCCAGTAGTTCCTGTTGCTCAAAACACAGTCACACAACCACAACAAAAAATCGATTTTGTTGAAAAAAAGGAAAAAATAACAACACAAGAACCCTTCACTGTAGAAAAATCTGGATTTGTAAAAAACATTTCTAAAAAGATTGTTAGAATGATGTTATCTGAATGTGATTATTTTGAAACCATAAAGGAAACGACACCTATGGTTTATGACAATCTAAGAGATAAATTGAAATTCTTTGATCCTGCATTTCATTCTATGACTCCTGAAGGATTGAACTCTAGATTAACTTTTTTGAATCAGTGTTTGAGGCCAGGCGATACAATCCCTGTAGTAAAAAAGGATGCTCAGGGAAATACAGTATTAAATTATAATGATGCATTCAATACCGCTTTCGGATCACCACCTGTTTTGGTATTAAGAGTTGGTGACTTTTATAACACAAAGATAATTCCTGATGGTTTACAAATATCATACGAGAATCTCGACATAAACCCAGAGGGTATAGGGGTACAACCTATGATAGCAAACGTAAATTTGAGTTTCAAATTTGTAGGTGGAAGCGGAATAAAAGAGGCTGTGGATAAAATTCAAAACGCTTTGAGTTTTAACTATTATGCAAATACTGAGATTTACGACGATAGGGCAGATACTACGGATACTCAAAGTCTTTCTCAAATAGATTATGACTTCAAACAGATGTTTGGAAACGTACCACCTCCAACTACAAACCAAACTCAAAACAATAATGGACAATCTAACCTTTCATTCATAGGTGAAGTTTTAGAACAAGGTGCTATAGATACAGTTACAACAGGAAAGACGGACTATAAAAAATTCATGGCCAAATTATCTGACGACACACAATCATATTTTCAGGCTGTCGTGAATAAAAACAAAGAAATTTTGGATATATACAACGAAGGTGTTAGACAATTATGGTCTTTAGATAGGTTATATACAAAAGGTAGGGTTGTTACTAATGATGTACCCTCTAACCTTTTTGGAAAACCAAGTACATTCCAAAAAAATATAGACAAAGTTATAAATGATTTGGATTCAGACGTTCAGGGAGATAATGATAAATTTATTCAGTTCCTTAAAAAACCTGAATTAGATTTTTCTGATAAAGTTATAAGGGCAGTAAAAACAAATTACAAAAATTATCTATCAGAAAAGAAAAATACATTCACAAACAGTGTTACCAAAGTAATACAAGAAATTACAATACAACAACAGGACTATATACAAACACTTGCTAGATTGAATGTTATTGTATTTGGTGATATGACACCTGGCCAAGAAACAGGAACTGATGGTTATGCTCAGAAAAATGGATACATAAATCAATACTATCTTACTAATGTGGATACGGTAAAAAAACTTAGGGAGGATGGAGAAAAGATAGGTGTTGCATTATCAGAGTTCATAGAAAAAATAACAAAAGAGACTAGTTTCAAAACAACAGGTAATCAAGAATATTATGCCACATTCACTTATGATACAATAAAACAGTTATCACCTAAAGGAGTTTTTTCTTATATAGGTAATGATGTTAGTTGGCTCAGTGAAAATTTCCAAAGAGAATATGTAGTATTGGGTGATGACATCAAAGATCCTAAAAAATACGAATCATTTAAAAATAAAATGATAGGGAGTATTATGAGTAATCCTAAGTTATTTGGTGGTAGCTCGAATAATACAGAATTAGATAAACAATTTGATGTTTATTGGAAAACTATTGCTAAACCTGTATTTGACCAACAAAATACCTTAGCTAAAGATTTTATTACGACTATGGAGAAAGACAAAGATAAATTGTTAAATTATTTAAACTTTACTCCTTATGATAAAAACCAAGAAAGAAAAACCGACTTCAGTAATGACCCTGTTGAAGATTCAGGATATGTTGAGGATAGGAAGAAATTAATCACATCTTTAGGGAATACAACCAACCCAAGTTCGCAAAACAAAGAATGGAATGTGGACTCTGGTGGTTTAAAAATAACGATGATAAAACTTAACTAATGCCGTTTCAATATTATAATAGATATACCGATTTTTTAATAAATGGACAACAAACCGTAGTCCCTTATGTTTCTTTACCCAACAAAACGTCAGACAGAACATTTATATATAAAGTTGGTAAAAGTAGGTTAGACGTTGTGTCTCAAGAATTTTATGGAACACCGTTCTTCGGTTGGTTAATTTTACAAGGTAATCCTCAGTTTGGTGGCTTGGAAAATAACATATATGATGGTGCAATATTGACAATTCCATTTCCTCTTATACCATCATTACAAGATTATAATGCGGCAGTAGAAAATCATTTTTATTATTATGGCAGGTAATATCTTACCAGATAATTCTGGAAACATATACGTAGAGTTTGATTATGATAATATTATTGTCGTCGATCCTAACAAGACAACCGACGGAAACGGTAATATACAAGAAAGACTTGTGGATCCCGAGAATCTTGTTATGTATGCTAATTTGGAAGCTGAGTTACTACCAAGAACAAAATTAGCTGTAGGATCATCACCTGATGTTGCCGTTAATACAATTTCTATAGCGTCTATAAATTTTCTCAAGGGAAATAAAGATCAATATTTTACTACGGGTTACTACGATGAATTGACAGGAAAAGGAACTACCCAAGGTCTCGGACAGAACCAAACTAGTAGAAGTTATACAATTCAGCCAGGATCGAACCGACCTATAGTACAGGGTACTACTATGAACATGGGTCAAGAAGGTGCTATTGATAATGGATTATTGGGAATAACAAGTATAAATGTTAGAGTAAGTACTGCATTTATTCCTAGTGTGACAATAGAACTTGAAGACGTACAAGGGAGAGCGTTATTTCAATTAGGACAATATTCACCATATGCCGCTTTTTTCAATTTACCTTATCCACCTTTTTATTTGACACTAAAAGGATATTTTGGCCAAGCAATTAGATATCAATTAAACTTAGTAAAGTTCAATGCGAGATTTAATTCCTTCAGTGGAAATTACCAAATCACTTTAGAACTACAAGGTTATAAGTTTAACATATTAAATGAAATTGCTATGGGACATTTATTTGCAGTCCCACATATGTATTCTAAAAATTATACACTCTCACCATCAAATGGTAATGCCCAATCAGACAAAGCAGCAGTCAAAGACGCGAGCAAGACAGGAGAAAATACTGCATCAAATGTTACAGGAACTGATTTAAAATTGACACAAGTGGTGTCGGAAAAGGGGTATCAAAAAATTAGAGATGTTTATAGTGAGTATAAAGCGAAGGGACTTATTGATAAAGATTTTCCTGAGTTAACACTACAACAACTAATGTACAAGTTCGAAACTTTCGAAAAACAAGTATTGGACAGTTATGTTAAAGCCGATGTAAAACCACTAACAGATATCAGAGTGTATAAAGAAAAGTTGGAGGCTTTTTTTAAAAGAGTATATTCACAAAGTAATTCTTGGTTTAACACGTGGTGTAGTCCAGATGGTTTTGTTTTAACAGATAACAGAGTTGCGTATGTCTTCAAAGATGCTACGAGAGAAAATCCACAGGAACAACAGACTGCAATTACACAATTATCACAAATTATAAGTGACTTCCAAAAAGTTCTTCTGGCTAATGAAACGTTGGGATCGGCAGGAAAATCGCCAGTACCATTTTCCATTAATTTAGATACGATAAGAAAGACAGACATTAGTTTCGTTCAAATTAACGATACTAAAACTCTGGAACTTAGATACGGGAGAGAAGTACCTTCAGTTGGTCCTGAGGCAGATTCTTTCAGAAAACAAAAATCGAAAGCGTTTTTCGGTTCAGTAGAACAAGATCCACTGAAAAAATTATTCACAATTTCAAAAACACCTTTTTTTGTTTTTGAGGACTTTATTGATAAAGTCAGGAAAATGGAAAATGATGTCAATAGAAAATTGGGTGGTTATGAATCGGCACTTACTGCGGACTTAGCAACAAAAATACAAAGTAAGGAAACAGGTATTGGTTTTGTACCTTCTGTTAGAAACATAATGGCGGTAATCATGGCGTCTGCTGAAGGATTTTTAAGACTTTTAGATGAAGTACATACAAATTCTTGGAATGTTAGATATGATCCTGATAGAGTGAGTGCAGTCCAAAAAAATCCATCATCCGCTAAAAGTTCAGACGGTAAAGATTACGTTCCTGCTTCAGAAAACACACAACAAAATAATCCTGAATATAGAAACTCGAAAACTCCTGTTTACCCTTGGCCACAGTTTTTTGTTGAAACTAACGATGATAGAAACAGGTTCCAATTAAAGTATGTTGCGGATCCTTCAGTGGTCAATTTGACCAAAGCTTGGAATTATAGTAAATGGCCTGAAGTAGAGTTTGTGGAAGAGTACATGAAAGGGTTGACTCAAAAATTCAACCCACCTGTATCACAACCTTCAACAGAAAATTCTAATATTACTAATATATTAAACATAAATGCTTTGGAGTTCCCTGAAACATCTGTGGCTTACTTGAATAAAGAAGAAGTTAAATTCTTTTATGAGATATTCGAAAGACTATATGTTACTGCATATTACACTGGATTATTTAGGTCAACAAATGGGCAGATAGATAAATTGTTAGATGGAGTTTTAGATTTTGAGAGTAAAAATATTAAAACAAGTATTGGACTTAGCAACCCATATTTGGCATTCAAACTAAAAAATTATAAATTAGACTCTCAAAATTATACTAGAACTTTAAGAAGCATATCAAACGACGGAACAGGAAGATTTTACCAAGAATTTGTTAGGGATTTCTATGTTACACCATATTTGAGGACTTTTTTGGAAAAACCAACTTCTATATTGAGTATATCCGATTTGGGTCCGGAGCCACAACTGAATCAAATCAATCTTTCTGATGATATAAAAAGAGTAATTAGTGGAGTTCCTAACGAACCAAGAATAGTTGACACATATCCTTATACGGATTTGAATTGGTGTGAGACAAATCTAACTTCTATAGAATTGAATCAAAATTCATCTAGATATAACACAAACAAAGTTCTGACTGTTTATAGTCAAAGAAATGTAATTTCAAACTTCGAGAATACTGAGGTGACAAATGTAAACAGGCCTTTTACAAATTTCTCTTTCAAAAATCCACCTAACAAAATTCAAATTACAAGTTTTGATGGGATATATAAAACTGCATTACCGACAGACTTTATGCCTACGGAGGGATATGTTTATACTAACTCTCCTGCAACTTATTTAGGGATAAAACAACTACCCGAAACAACAACAACATCTATCCTCAATACACCGTATTTTATAAATGCAATCCAGAAAGGTGTCGACATATCGAGACAAAATGGTAAACACCCATACAAAACAGCGGCATACCTTTTCTTAAATTCACTTCCTCTTATCACTTTGAGAGAAAGAGTTAAGTCCGATGTGGTAAATGCTACTGTAAATGGTTCCACAGAGAATTTACCAAAATCCTTGAATGATTTAGATTATTTCTTTGCCACACTCAAGAAATTTGGTGCGGTACACAAATTGCCATACGCTTGGTTATTAAGGGCCGGATCTTTGTGGTACAGGTATAAGACGTTCAAAGAAACAGGAGTTGATTTTATAAGTGATGTGTGGAAAAAATTTGATGCAGTTGAAAACTATGATCCCAAAACAAAAGTCCCAACCAAAAAATATAAATACAAGAAAAATGGTATAGAAAATACTATTGTATTGCAAGAACAAACTACTACCACAATAAACATGAATATCGGATTCTATCCGAAACTGATAACCGACTTTAATGTCTTTTATAATGGATATGATCTATTTAAAGACTACACTGACGAAGAAGTTCAAAGGGCGGTAAATAATGGATTAAATATTTGGAGTTATGTCGGGTCCAAACTTTCAAACATAACTCAAGGTAACACGACCTTGACGTTAAATACAAAGTCGGTTACTTTACCTGCTAATTTAGAGGTAACAGTGACTGAACAAGAATGTAAACCAACCCAAATACAATCTTTAGAAAATAACTACGTTATTCCATCTTTCGGATCAAATATAAACGAATCTGAACCCGCTTTAGTGGAACTTATCGGAACCGATACACCAACAGTGGTTGATGGATATTCTATTTCGGGAAATGAAAGTGTCTTTAATGGTAGTGTAAGATTATTTTGGAGTGCACCAAATTATGGATATTTTGATACAAGTAAAATTGTAAAACCTCCGATTGATTCATACATGGCAAAGGTTGTGAATAAGTCCGAGTTGATGAGCCCCTTTCAACTTCTTAATAAAGATGAATACACAAAAATTGACGATTTATTATCTGTTTTTGATAGAAAAACTTTGGATTTATTTGAGGAAGAATTTTTGAAATTTTCTGAGTCAGTTGTGGATATAAAAACAGGGGATGTAATACAAGCACCGTTCAATAAATCAATAACAGACGCGAACGCACCATACAAAAACTTTCAATTTTTCATGAGAAATATGATGAAAGTTCCAAGAAAACTTTCATCGGAAACGGAAGAAACATATTTTAATAATTTACCAACAACTCAATTTTCTATCATACAAAAACAAATTGAGAACTTTTTGAGTTTTGATGTTTTATTGAGGATGGGAAATCCATATCAATATAATAAAAGAGTTTTTAATTCATTCTTGTCACACCAATCGAATCCTGTTGTTGTTGACCCAATTAAGTTCGAACCATACGAGCAGGGAACACTCCCGACAACAGGAGGAATAACACTTTCGGAATCAAGACAGAGATTTCCTGAAGAATGGAAACAACTTGAATTGACTGTTGGATTTTCTACTATCGATGAATTAGCATACAAAAGTTCGGGATCTTATATTACAGATTTCTTTATTGATAATAACATAAAATTTACAACTGATAATATAGAAATTCTACAACAACTTATCAGGATGTATGCGACCCAAAAACTTAATAATGAAAATATAGACTCAGCATCTTTCAAGACGGAAATTACAAGATTTTTGCAGGACAGTGAATCAATAAGTGATTATTTTATAGATGGTGTAATCAAAAGAATACAAGGTCCTGGTGGTTTACCAAACTACTCCGAAGTACCGCCACAAAAAATACAAAGTGCTTTAGATGGGCAACAAAGTAAAGTTGAGAACTGGGAAGTTTTCAAAGCCTTAAATGATAAATGGATTGCGGGTGGAGACTATTCTTCAAGAACTATTTTTGAAGATATGTTATTTTTAGATAGGGCTTCGAGAAATATTGGAGATACTCTATTAATTGATATTTTCAATTTGAAAGACAGTTTGAGCAAGGGAACTATGGGATCTGTAGTTCAAAACAAAATGTCAGTGCTGACTTTTATTAGCGGTATTCTAATTAACAATAATTTCACAGTCATGAACCTTCCTGCGTATGTAAATTTTTACAACGTTACTAACGCGGATGGTGTAAGTAATTTTAAACCTGAAGGTAGTTTAGATTTTGCTAATAATATGTGGGGTACATTCCTTAATGTAGATTATAGAAACTCTGGACCTAAAATGGTTTGTTTTTATGTGGGAAAACCATCGACATATGTTGCACTTCCGAATAACAAAAATTACATGTTTAGAGACGATGGGTTTGATATGGTTAGATCTTCGGAAAACCCTTTAGTAGAAAATTTGACATCGAAAAAAGATTGGGCGTTATCAAATAGGTGTGTAGGGTTTAATGTGGATATCGGAACAAGGAATCAAAATATATTTTACGCATTTAATGTTGGGCAAGATAATGGTAAAGCAACATCAGAAGCAATACAAGCTCAGCTTGATATTGTTAATCAAGTAAACGGACAAAATACGTCAACACAAAACGTAAGTTTGTATAACTTGTATAAACAAAGAAGTTATACTTGTTCAATATCTTCACTTGGAAACGCATTATTACAACCCACGATGTATTTCAATTTGAGACATGTTCCTATGTTTTATGGTCCATACATGATTACTGAGGTTACTCACACCATAACTCCAGGATCTTTTCAAACTCAATTTTCAGGTGTGAGACAAGGGATGTTTGATTTACCTACAATTGACAAATATCTACAAAGTTTGAATCAAAACTTGTTAACTAAACTAGAAAAATACGTTACAAATAAGAAAGACGATTCTAAACCAATAACATCAACGACAAACCAAGGTAAAAGTGGAAAAGATGCTAACGCCCAAGATCCGAAGAAACAACCTGAAAATTCCTGTGAGAATGGAGTTAATGTGTTATACAAAAATGATAAGTTTGTTGCGGTACCATCAACCGCGGTTAAGTTAACAAGAAAAGAATTAAAGGATCTAATTGATAAAGAGATATCAGCAAAACAAGGTGTACCGGATCCAGTCATGGCAGCAACGATATACTCTATTTGTTATTTCGGAACTTTCAACAAAAGCACGCAAACATTTGATAGTTTCAATAATAACTTCAGTTTGAATATTAATTTGAATTTTGATTTTTCTCCAACATACAAGAACTTTTTCTCTAAAACCTATTGTTGTGTAAAACCAAAACAAGAAACAAATTTGGCAATAGCCAATTTTGATAAACCCGAGACATTTATTCAATTCTTATATGCTAGACTTGAAAAACAAACAAATAGAATAAAACAAATTGGTTTATTCAAGTTTTATTCTTGTAACTTCCCTATCAACAATTTTAAAGATGAAAAGTGGTTTGACAAAAATAAAGATACAGAACTTAGTCTGAAAAAAATAAGAGAGACCTTAAACATTGCACTTACCGATGCTAAACAAGTGAATATAGATGTTGGAGATATCAACCTATTTTTGGATGGACCTAAACCAGTTGTTGCTGAAGGTGCAAGTGTACAAAATGCGCCGAAATGTGGAAAACCATCTATTACGAAATTTGAACCATTAACCGCCAAAATTTCTGATCCTCCACCAAAAATTGAAATAACGGGACAAAACCTTTTTGGTAATACCCAAGTTAAAATCGGAAATGACGTATGTTTGATAACCTTGAATACAGAAAACAAAATAGTTGTAGTCCCCAATAATAAACTATCTGGAAAAATTATTATAAACACAGATTATGGA